ACGGTTCTGACACGGCGAGGTGTCGCTACACGGCTCTTTGGCCTCTGGTTCTTCGTGGTCTTTACCATTCTGATAACCTTACAATGCTTTCCGGTCGAATGGTATGCAGTCCCATTCTTCCTCGGTAGGGTGGTCGATTGAGGCATTTTCTATGACATGCTGGTGAGGAATAGAAATGCCCCAAGCCCGTTCGTATGATGCCCTTACTCCAGGAGCGCACTCGATTGGCAGTAATTTGCCAGCCTTCATGCGCTCTCGCAAATGTCGGTAATCAGAGACACAATTTGTCATAAAGTACCCCCCATTTTCGTGGCAAACTCATATAACTATGGCCAATATACTGTCCTATAGGTAGTCCATACCCGAGGGAGATCTCGCATTGGGCTGTGGACGCTATGATGTCCCAAGGGTTACGCCCGTGAATCGGGCCCACTATCCATGGGAGGCGAGCTATGAGTCGGGTGGGGTTCCGGACCAAAGTGTAGCTGTCCCCATCGTAGACGGGGCGGCACTGGCAAAAGTCAATGTGTTCCAGTACACTTGTCACTTGGTCTGTTGTTGTTTTCATCCCAAATTGTGTGTACCATGCTGGTTCGATAAGATGCTGATGTTTCTTATGCACGAAGACGATGAAGTCATCTCCATCAATGTAAAGGTTGTGAGGAATTTTAAGTTGGTTAAGTAGAGCTTTTGTCATGGCGTAGTTGATGATGCAATTACCAAGGCCAGTATTTTGGTCACCCGACATGCGGGTCGCCTTGGTTACGTACCTTGTGTTGTTCTTGGTACTACCCCGATTGATGCACTGCCACGCCAATAGCTGCTTCAACTCTGGATCATTGATACAACGTGTGTAGTACCAATGCTCCAGCTTGAGCAGTCTCTCGTTAACATGAGAGTCAAATTTGGAGTGGTCCATGGATATGGCGACCCAGTTGGGTAACAACTTAGCCGCTATATCTCTACCTCTCTGCTTCATGTTACGCCCCTTGGCGAAAACATGAGTGCCATTGTGCTTAATGCCCATCACATGATGTTCGATGGGATGAAGAAAGGTGGCTAGACGCAAACCGTACCGCTTATTGCGGTACTGAATACACCTTGGTGCTTTATATT